CCGGCTTCAGAGAACGACTCATAATTACGTCGCAACTCTGCAATCTCCTGAGTCTTGCGAGTATAATCAGCCTGCATAGACTTATACACCTGCTGCATATCCTCAGGAAGAATAGTCGGATCAAAACCAGTAAAGGATTCCACATCAGGATTATCCCCCACCATACTCTCATCCGACACAACCGGCTCAGCAACCTCATCAGGTAACTCAGCCGTAAGAGCGTTTAACGCCCCATCCATATCAATGTCACTCATGTGACCCTCCTATAAGAACGACTCCAGTTTATTCTGGTTGGTCGCTATTTATTCACCACAACACTCTCAGCAGAAATCTCAATAATATCCGCCGAACGATCCTCAGCCGCATTAACAAGACTATCCGCAAAACCACTCATCAACTCGCGCATCTCCTCCTTACTAGGAAGAGTATGCACAGTCTCAGTGCGCTTAGTCGCAAGCCCATTAGCAAGCCGAATCTTATCATCCATAATACCCACAACAGTAGCAATAGCACTCAACTGTTTAACCTCCGCCTGAGGAATCAACTCCTCCAACTTACGCATAGCAGTCTCGCGCACACTACTCGCATGAGCAATAAACTCATACACATTATTAGCAATCTTCTCATTAAGATTATCAGGAGGACCATTCTTCTCCCAATCCTTACCCCAATAAGAAATAGTCGAAACAGGAATACCAGTCTCACGAGCAGTCTGCCTAACACTCTTACCATTACTAATCCAAATCACATACGCAGCCGCCTTAGAATCATCATCCCACTCAACACGACTCTTAGCCATTCTTAACCGCCTGCTCAGCAAGCGTATTAGCAACCTTCTGATCAGCAAGCACCTGATTACCCTGCAACTTCTGCAACAAATCCATCTGATACTGATCCATCTGACCACCAGCACCACCCTCAGAATTAGGCTTATCCTTATTATCAATCACAACCGTATCAAGCGGCGGCTCCAACAACTCTTGCGGAGTAACCTCCTTAACACCAGACTGATTAAGAATCTTAGATCCAACCGTCGGACCAACAGCACCACGCAACTGAAGACTAACCTTCGGAGCATCACCAGTCGGCGCAGCCTCACCCTGCAACGCCTCCATAGTAAACTGATAATGCTTATAAAAACCATCTTTAACCTCAGCAGGAAGAGTCTCAAACTCAGCACTCTTCATAAACGCAGCATGCGCCTCCAAATGAGCAGACTTATTTTCATAAGCCAACGGTTGCAACCCAGCATCAACACTCTGCTGCAACAATTGCGGATCAACCTGACCACCCTGCATCATACTCATCATAAGTTGCTCCTGAGCCTGCTTAGCCGCCTGCTCATTAAGAATACCACCATCAAGCAACTTATCATGCTCACGCATAGCCTGCTCCTCATCAGCCTCAAACTGCATCTGAACACCCTTAAAATCAGCCATATCCATATACTTATAAGCCTTAGTAGGACTAAGAATACCCATCTGAAGCATCTGCATCACACGAGCCTGCCGACCAGCACGAGTACGCGGAAGACCAGAACCAGCCTCAACACGCACACTAACGCCCTTAATAAGATCAGCATTCTCAAAACGCTCAATCTTAGGTTTAGAACCAGAACCAGTAATAATCATCGTACGAGGCTCATTATAATAACGCTGAGCCAATTGAAGCATAAGATTACCAGCCCGCTCCAAACCCTTTTCCATCATCATAATCTGAGGAGCCAAACGATCCGTAGCAGCCTCCTGAAGAAGATCAATAGCCACACCAGCCTCAACATTCGGCGGCACAGCACCCTCCATAATCTCATTCAAACCAAAAATATCCTTCAAACGCACACCCAAATCCTGAATATGCTCAAACACATAAGGAGGCAACGAAGGCAACGGCATAGGCTCAGGAGTCTTACCAGCAACAGGATTATACTCAAAAATAGCACCCGGCTCATCCGTAACACGCTGCCGCAAAGAACCAATCGGAGCCATCATCTGAGGCTTCAACGTAAGATTCTTATACTCAATAATCTGCGAAAGAGTACGATTCAACTCCTTCTGCAACGGCACAGCCTGCTCAACAACACTACCATCCCACAATTGTCCCGGCACACGCATACCCGGAAACTTTACAAGCGGTAACTCTTCAAAAGGATAAGGCCACGGAGCATCATAAAGAATAATACTAGGATTCTTCGTAAACACAACAAAACGACCCTCAGGATACTTACCACCCGGAACAAAATACCCATAATACACAACACGAACATTCTCAGTCGTCTTAGAATCCATATTACCAAACGCACCCGGAAGAGTCTCATCAGGATAACGATTAACAGCATTAGGCTTCAAACGCACACCATAACGATCAAAAATCTCCTCACTAGACAAAGGATGAATACAAAACGCAAACTTACAATCCTCAAACACCTGAGCAGAATCATCCAACAACACATCAAACGGACTCATCACATCAACACGAATCTCACCCTGATAAATACGCCGCTTAAACATATCATCATCAACACCAGCATCCTCAAGATTCTTCAAAAAATAATGCTTAATCATAGGATCAACAATAGGCTGCCCATCGGGATCCATAAGCACTTCCATACCCGGACCAGCCTTATCATCCCAAGTAATCTTCCAAAAACCATTACCAGCAATAATACTCCACATCATTGCCTCTTCCCGCTTCTCGGTAAGATGCAAAGCATCCCACCAATAATCAAGCATATTCTCAGCAATCTGAGTAGCCTTCTGCGCCTCATACGATGCTTGCCCCGGAGTCGCAAAAAACTGTGGCTTAGACTTCACAAGACGAGATAACAACGAAAGAGTATTAGGAGCAATCTGATTAGAGACAAGACGCACACGATAACGCGGCTTATCACCATCATCAGTAGGAAGCGACTCAATCCTACGAGACTTACGATTATAAAAAACGTACTGCTTACCCTTATAAAAAGATAAGTTTAACTTCCATTGTCGCGCAAGCAATTCGCGCTGTCGTTCCAACTCGTCTACACGCTTAACGAGACTAGCCGCCGAAGCAAAACCAGTAGGAATATCATCAATATAATCAGTAGTCTCGCTCAATTCGTGCCTCCTTACAGCAACTCAAGATCAGCAGGCGCTAATCCCGTTTTTTCAAGCAAATTCTTATACTCATAGGGAGTCACTAAGCCATTACTTAAAGCCCAATCAAGATCCTGCTCTTCCTCACTAATCCTTAACTGGCCCATCGGAACGTCGCTTAGAGGTTGACTTCCCTCCAGCCTTAGGCTTTCCAACCTCAGCCTCTCCGTTTCCAACGCTAACATCTGGCTCGTCCACGTTTTTTGTGTCTCCAGAATCTCCAGCATCACGCTTAGTAATAACGTATCCTGCTTGCTCCGCCAACCAAACAATAGTCTCCTCCTTCACAAGGCGCGTACGACTACGCGCCATCATCGTATCCCTACGATTAGCAATCTCAGTATCAAACACACTATCCGAAGGCTTTAAACGCTCTCCAGTAATAGCATCACAACAAGCATTACGCACATTCGTAAACTTAGGCATTACCAAATACTCCCCATAAACTCGTCAATATATTTATCTTCCTTCTTACCAGAAGGCAAATCATTCAAAACCCAATCCGGCATAGCCGAAACAACACTAGGCTTCTCAACAACAAACTCTCCCAACAACGCGCCAGCAGTACGAAGAGCAATCTCCATACTATCCAAACAGTCATCCTTAGGAGCACGAATCGAAGAATCATAATCAACCCACTCCTGAATAAAATCAACATGATCCTTCTTAATCTTAACCTTACCAATCCTAAACAAAGGACTCATAGCCAGAATACGCTCCCACTTCTTACCCTTAGCAAACATAGGAACAACAGGAGGCATACTAGTAAGACGCTCAGTCTGCTGAACAAGCGCAGCCTGATAAGCATTCGACTCAATACCAATAATCTCCGGCTTATACTTAATATAATACTCCTCAATCTTAATGAGTTGCTCTGCGAATGGAATTCGCGCCGCGTATTGCTCTAGTAGAAACACCTCGTTAGAGTCTGCCACCCCAATAATAGTGATCACAAACCTGTCAGCATTAGCAGACAAACTGATCGCAGGGTCAACTCCCATGTATTTACGCAATTTAAGCGGTTTTCCATCCTCATCAATCAAATCATTAGAATCATAATAGTGCAGCCAATCTCCGGCTAGGTCTTTGCCTGCCATACTGTCAAAACTCGCCATATACTCTTGTGCGAAAAGCAGCGGATGATATCTAGACTGCACATATTCCCATTCTTCTTTACGAAAGTAAGGATTATCAATACTACGATACTCTACACGACTATTATTCGCGTCTTTACGAGCATCATCACTAAAAAACTCTTCATAAAACCAATTCTTCTGGTTCGGAGTGGTCGTCGTAATAAGCAAACCCTGCTTATCCGACAAAGAAGGGCGAATAACACCCCAAGACTCGTCATGCTTAATAAAAGCAGCCTCATCCATCCAAAGAATATCCAAACCAGCACCACGAAGCGACTGTGGATCCTCAGCAGACTTAAACTCTACAAGACTACCATTATCAAATTCGAACCTCAAACCACCCTTATTCTCCTTTACCTCTTTACCAATCGTCAATCCCGCCTTAATACACACATCACGGAACGTCAAATACGACGGTCGCCCCACCTTATACGAAGCAGAAAGCGCCCACACCCACAAAGGCTGGTCGCTCTTACGACCGTGTGCATCCAAATGGAATTGTTCAGGATGCAAACAATAAAAAAGAACCTCCCACGCAGCACTAAGAGTCTTACCACCACGCCGCCCCGCTACCAAGTGCCTAAAACGAGTAAGATTAGCACCATTCTTATCACAATGAAACAACACCTGATAATAGTGCGGCGCATAACCCTTAGAAACAAACCACACCATCTTACCCGGAAACTCCTCCATCAACGACTCAAGCCCCGAAACACTCAACTTAGCATCACTATAAGTATAATTAGCCAAAACAACTCCTAATGAGGACGATGCCCACCACACTTAGGACACTTAGAATAATAATGAGGATGCTCCAAATCACAAGAATGACAATACCAAGGCTCCTTCTTAACTTCCTTAACCCGCCGCTTCGGTTGAACATTAGAACCAAACATAACAACTCCTTAAAAAAATACCCCTCTACTAATAATAACACCCAGAAACACACAAATCGGACATCAAAACACAAATCTTAATAAAACTTTAACAATATACCATTATTCTAAGCCAAACTCAAAATGTACCAAAAATATATGCATAGTAATTATATATATTGTGGAGGGTGTAAACGGGGGTACGCATGCGCATGTGACGTTGCGAGGAGCCTGATATTTTACAAGGAGCCTACTAGCATTTGCTAGTAGAATGTAGGGAGTATTTTACGAGTCAAGTAGAATATATTATATAATAAACAGGGTTTATTATATTTTATTATCAGCCAGTATATACTAAGAGTAACTATGTTACTCTATAGTATATAATATATATACTACTACAGAGTAGTAGTATACTTATACCAACTATGTTGGTATAGTTTATTAGTCCAATCTACACACTCTCTATCTAATACATAGTATTAGTAGATAGTGTATAACTAAGCCAAATACTACTACAATCGAAGATTGTGTAGTATTGTACACTTAGACTACTGAACGTAGTTCTAGTAGTCTAGGTTTATATCTTCTATCTAGATACTAACTAAGTGCCTTTGGCATTAGTTAGTCTAGATAAAGAAGATATGTTTCTAATCTCTCTCTCTATAGAGAGAGATTAGGGAGTTTTGCCGCCGAAACCTCTATTCCCTTTCAGATAGTTCTTCTTCGAACGTAGTGAGAAGAAGAACTCTCTAGAAAGGAAAGAAGATGGACTCCAACAGCATCGTTTCGAAGATCGAGGCTCTCTCCCCGGAGCAGGCTGCCATGCTGATCCAGATCCTCAACGAGGATCAGGGTGTGCAGGTGGTGGAGGCTGCTGCCAAGGTCGAAGACCTCGTGGCGGATGTGAAGCCGAAGGCTGAGAAGGTGAAGTGCAAGTGCTGTGGCTTCGCCAAGAAGGCGCGGCGTGTGAATGCCGAAGGCATTTGCAAGGTCTGCTACATGGCTCTTGCCACCTCTGGTGGCGAGTCGGTCACGGTGGTCGGTCGGCAGGGCAAGCGTGGTCGCAACACGGTCAGCGTCATGATCGGCGGCGAGCGCGTCAAGGTGCAGCGCAAGGTGCGGCTGGAGTCGTAGACTCCCCGTACCTGTGCTACACTCTCTCTCACACAAGCGGAAGGAGCGCAACATGCGCAAGGTTGAGCGGATTCAGCCCGATGGTTCGGTTCAGGTGTTCACGGTCAAGCGTCTGAGTGACTCGCATAGCGAGAAGATCGCTGAGCGGTACAGGAATCGTGGTCGTGGCTACGCTAAGCGTGGCAAGCGTCATGTGACAGACATCGTGAGTCCTCTGGGCTTGCGTTCCAACAGCCGGATGCGCGGCGATGAGCGGGAGGGTGTGTGATGCGGGAAGTTCACGAGATTCTGAGCGCGTTGGATATGTCTGGTGATGACATTCGCTGGCTGATTTGGGATTTGCAGGATGCGAGTGCTGACCGTGATGGTGCGTATGTGCAGCCCGAGTATGCTGATCGTCAGGCAAAGGTTGTTTCTGCGCTGGCTCTGCTCGCAGAAGTTGTAGAGTCGGATGGGATTGCGACGGGCAGGCTTTGACAAGCCGCCAAGTGTTCGATAATGTGTGTCTACAAGCGAAGCACAAGGAGTGCAGGATGAAGTACAAGGTTGAGATCAACGACGATATCGTGGATACGCTGACTTGCGAGTCGGTTCACTTCGGGATCACGGGTGAGCAGGTTGCTGACCTTCGTGATTACTTGGAGGCTTGCGGCTACGACTGGAACGAGGTTGCTTATGTGTGGGAGGTGTGCGCAGCATGAGCGAGAAGAAGCCTCTGACCGTTGAGCAGATTCTTGCTCAGCATGGTATTCGCATGGAAGATTCTAAGACGGGTAAGCGCATTCCGAAGCCGAAGGAGAAGAAGTAATGCGTGTGATGCTTGATACGGATGAGCGTGTGACGATTGTGTGTGATCGTGTGGAACTTGATTTGCTTGATAATGGGTTGAGCGTGATGGTGAGTGAGTACGACTTTGGTCGTCCTGAGCCGTGGATTGATCTTGCGAAGCAGATGATGACGGACATTGCTAACATGGAGATGATGTAATGCGTGAAGGTCTGTGGCGTTCCTACACGGTGTGGGAGAATCTTGAGTATGTGCGTATCTGGCGTGATGGTGATGTTTTCACGGTGGAGCATGTGTTCGGGGATGAGGCTCCGGAGTTTGTTGGTACGTTTGATATTAGTGCAGAGGCAGAGTATGTTGCGGCTGCTTTTTGTGAGGAACTTGAGGGTTGGTACGAGAACAATCTTTATGATCCTGAGGTGAGTGTGTAGGATGCGTTTTGAGGGGTCTACAGAGCCTTCTGAGGCTTGTGTAGGTGTGTAGGAATACTACCCCACATGGTGTGGGTGTAGAATGCTTAGAAAGGCTGTATGAGAATGGTGAATCAGGCGATGGTGGACAACGTGGAGAAGGCGTGGATGCGCCTGAAGGCGCGCATGGAGATCCTGAACAAGGCGGAGCACATGCACGAGACGGTGATGCGCTTCCACGACCCGGAGTACATGTACCTGACGACGACGGCTGACATGAGCCGCAAGATGGTGGTGCATGCGTGGAACATGACGATGGATGCTCAGGACGACTTGGGTTGGGCGCTGGAGTCCCTGCTCAACGGGTGCCAGTCCACAATTGACGAGGAGGCGTAGCATGAACGAGGATTTTTACATCGAACTTCCTGCCGCATGGCACGAGTACTTGTACTTTGAGCCTGATTATGATCCTAACGCTTACCTAGCATGGTACGATGATGAGCAGGATGGTGAGTGGGTAGATGAGTAAAAATAACGTAACTATAACGATGGATCGTGAGGCTGCTAACGCTTTGTGGGCTTGTCTTACGGTAGAACTCAATAACGAGTTTGTTTCTGTAAGATACCTTGCAAATTTGCGAATTGTTAGGGATGCGTTGCATAATGAAATGAGAAAGAATAATGATTGAGGCAGTATTTTACATCGCTGTACTACCTGTATTAGCATTCCTTATAGGTATGCTTGTTGTAGAAATCGTAGATAGGAGTCGTAATGTTTGAGATTGAGTACATTTGTGAAGGTGTGTACGACCTGTGGATTCGCAATAGTGATGATGATTATGATTGCGAGTACGCTGGTACGTTTGATTCGTACGAGGAAGCGTGGGACGAGGCTTACGCTATCGCTCTGTTCTGCTGGGCTGCTAAAGACTATACTCTCTAAGAAAAGAACTGAACGAAGTGAAGTTCTTTTCTATAGAGAGATAAAGGAGACTGAAATGGCTAAGAAGAAGTTTGATATTGCTGAGGTTCATGCAGAGATCACGGAGGGACTGATTACTCTAATGGAGCAGGGTGTTGCTCCGTGGAGTCGTCCGTGGATTGTGCGTGGTCGTGACGATGTTATGGCACCAAAGAATGGTATTAGTAATCGTCGTTACACGGGCTTCAACAGCATGTATCTCTCGTATCTCATGGAGATCAACGAGTGGAATGATCCGCGATTCTACACCATGAATAGCCTGCCTGAGGGCATGAAGGTTCGCAAGGGTAGCAAGTCTACCATTGTTATCTACAACAAGGCTACGCAGACTGAGGTTGAGGACGAGTCTACAGGTGAGGTTGAGACTAAGACTTCGTGGTTTCAGCGTTATTACAGGGTTTTCAATGGTTCGCAGATTGAGGGTATTGACGAGTTTATTGTCCCTGAGCCTGACGTTGAGGGTTTTGAGCATGATGAAGAGTACCCTGAGGCTGCGTTGATTACGGCTGAGTGGTGTGATACGATTGCAGGATTCCAGCACGGTGGTGATCGTGCATTCTACATGCCTTCGACGGATAGCATCACGATGCCTGAGGTGGATCAGTTCAAGACTCTCGCAGCCTACTATCAGACTCTCTTTCACGAGATTGCTCATAGCACGGGTCACGAGTCTCGCGCTAACCGGCTTGAGAAGGGTGGTTTTGGTACTGATACTTACGCTAAGGAAGAGTTGGTTGCAGAGTTTGCTGCTGCGTTCCTGTGTGCTAATACTGAGGTTCCGTTGAATGAGGAGCAGAGCGCGGCTTACCTAAAGGGTTGGGCTAAGCGTTGCAAGGATGAGCCAAAGTTGCTCTACAGCGCAGCGAATGCGGCACAGTTTGCTGCTGACATGGTAATGGAAAATACGTACGCTCTGGTTGCCTGAAAGGACTGAGCCATATACTCTCTAAATATTCTTTCTGAACGAAGTGAAGAAAGAATATATTAGAGAGATAAAGGAAGCCGAAATGAAAGAGAAAGTGAGTTTGACTACTATGACTGTTACTTATCCTATTGATGATGATAATGATTTGCCGTTTGAGTCGGCTGATAATGTGCATCCTGATTATGATGTGCTTACGCCTGAGGTTGATCGTTTTGTTGAGCCTGAATGCAATCATGATTGGACGATGGATTATGATGATGACGAGTTTACGGATCGTTTGATGACGGATGATGATTTTTATGATCGTACGGTTGGGTGGTTCTAATGATGTATATGTGTAAGCAAATCAAGAAGGAGAATATTGTGACGATGTACGATGAGCGTGTGGCTGAACTTGAGCACCTGTTGGAGAAGGCTCAGGAGAATCATGCTGGTGTGATGCGTATGTATGAGAATGCTAATGCTAGGTATCTTGATGATACTAACATTCTTGCTAGTGTGTTGCATCATATCTTTCTACAGCAGGGCTTGTATCGTGAGGATCTTGATAATGCTGTGGCTGAATCCTCGTATGAAACTAGTAAAGTTCTTAGTGTGCTAGAGTTTCATGATGCTGTTCCTGAGAATATGTTGCAGCGTGAATATTATGTTAGCGTTACTGTTCCTGTTACTGTGTGTCTTACGATTGAGGCAGTAAACGAGGAAGCGGCTGAGGAAATGGCTCGTGATAGCCTAGAGAGTAACGGTATTGAGTATTACGAGATGGAATATAACACTTATTATGATGCTGAGTACAGCGTAGAGGAGGCATGATGCCTAAGTACGAAGTCTTTTGGGATGAGGTTGTAACTTATTCTGTGCTTGTAGAAGCAGATAATGAGGATGAAGCACGGCTGCGTTGGAGTGATCCAGCGTACTGGGATAGTGAGCCTGAGATTGCAGGCTCTGATTTTACTAATGATGTTGAAATTTACGAGGTATAATTATGACTATTGCTAACAAGTTTTACAATGTGCTCAACAATTATGAGCATGGTGTTGATTGGGCTATCGCTGAGGGCGAGGCTTGGTATCCGGGCGCATGGCAGCATTGCCTTGACGTATCAAAAGAGTATAAGATTACTCCGCAGCGTGTCGCTGCTATCCTTGCTGTTACGTCGCCTCGTGCTCGCTGGTCGTCCAATGTAGCCGCTACTTACAAGATCGTTGAGGATTCTTTTAAGCCGGATCATATGCGCCGAGCATCGTATGGTATCCTTGGTGCTAACGTGCGTAAGGGTTTCACCGTGGCTAACAGTCATTATTATTCTAAGCATGTCACAGGTCCGAAGGTTGGTAACTTCTACCTGAATATCATTGGTCATAAGGATCCTATCACGGTTGATAGTATCATGGCTTATGCTGCTGGTTTTGGTAATGATATTAGTAACACGGTTCGTGCTGAGATTGAGAAGGGTGTTCGACATATCGCGCAAGTGTTTGATATTTCGAATCGTGATGCTCAGGCTGCTATTTGGATTGCTTATAGGGGCAGTGCAAACTAGTTGATCGTATTGCCAGAGTGGTGGAATGGTAGACACACCTGACTCAAAATCAGGCGCAGCGATGCGTGAGAGTTCGAATCTCTCCTCTGGTATTTTTCGGGGATCGTCTAAGGGCAAGACAAGCGACTGTTAATCGCTGAATTAAGGTTCGAATCCTTGTCCCCGAGTAAGGAACTATGGCGTAACGGTAGCGCAGCAGACTCTTAATCTGTCAAGTCTAGGTTCGAATCCTAGTAGTTCCATTGACGGCTGTAGCATAAAGGATAGTGCAGCAGGTTTCTACCCTGTAAAGTATAGGTTCGATTCCTATCAGCCGTATTTGGTTTCATAGCGTAACGGTAGCGCAGCAGACTTTTAATCTAGCAGGTCAAGGTTCGAATCCTTGTGGAACCATTGGGGGATCGTCTAACGGCAGGACACAAGATTTTGGATCTTGGTATCTAGGTTCGAATCCTAGTCCCCCAGCCTTTACAAACAATTTACTTGAAATAAGGAATCAAGTATGCTACAATACCGTTACCATAATAACAGAAAGGTTAATACTGTGAATAATGCTCCTATAACTTATGATGATTATATCATTTGGGATAATGAGTATAGAATTTATGAAGACCTTATGGATCTTCGTACTATGTATATTGATAGTATTGATAAGGATGATATGGATTATCCTCCTATGGATTGGGAAAGTGGTATTTAATGAAAGAGAAGAAGTTAGCAGAGGCTAGTATTGTGTATAAGAAGGGTGCATGGACTGTATCTGTTGATGGTAATGTGATTGGTCGTAGTCCTAGTCTAGGTCTTGCTACTGAGATGTTGTATGAGCATGGATATAAGGTTCATACTTATCGTCGTAATAAGACTGCTAGTGATAAGGTTAAGTTTGATGCTACTGTGTTGTGTTTTGATCCTAAGGAGAATGTGTGATGAATGAGTATCCTACTGTTAATGATGTTTTGAGTGTTATTTTTAAGGCTTTGCATGAGCATTATGATGCTACTACGGATCATTCTAGTGATCTTATTATTCAGTTTAATATAAACCCTCATATTATTGATATTCATGATGTTCTTAGTGATTATCATTTGTCTATTTCTGTTGTTGGAGAGGATTGGGAGTACTAATGGCTGTTCCGTCTAGTATTAAGAAGAATAAGTTGGCTGCTAAGAAGCAGGTTCGTGAGGATCGTGGCGCTAAGAAGATGAAGGCTAAGGCTCTTCGTGCTGAGCGTAAGTTGAAGGAGAAGCAGCGTGTTTAAGTTTGTAAGTAGGGGTGATAATCATGATAATGAGTCGGCACTATTTTATAATGGTCAGCGTATCTTGACTCTTTATGCTACTGCGTATACTAGTGGTTTAATCATGGTGCAGATTGAAGATGGTAGTAGTCGGCTAGTTACTGAGTGGGAGGATTTCCTTGAAGAGTCTGATTGATACAATCAAGTGGGAAGTGAATCGTCCACGGGCTGATGGATACTTGCATTTCTCTACTGATTTGCAGAATCCTCGCCACACTTGTCTTAGTTGGGTGAATGGCTATCCTATGGTTGATCGTCCGTGGATGAATACGTTTCCTCTGCTACAAGGCACAGCAATCCACGAATACCTACACACGGTGATGCATAATCAGACTGATATTAAGTATATTAGTGAGCAGCCTATCTTTGTTGAGGATCGTGATTATCCTTGGAAGGGTACGGCTGATGCTTATCTTGAGACTGATGATGATTTATGGTTGATTGATTATAAAACGGCTAGTGGTGTTAGCCTGTCGTTTATGGAGGAGGCAAAGAGTGAGCATGTGCTACAAGTTTCAGCGTATTATCATTATGGTATTGCGATTTCTAATCTTCGTGTTGGCATTCTCTATCTACCTAGTAGCCCAGATTATAAGCGGCGTTGGGAGGAGCCTAGGTTTTACGAGATTCAGCCCTTGAGTAAGGATGAGGTTACTCAGCGTATGCTAGAGGTTGAGCAGGCTATTACTAATTATACTCTTAATAGTATTCTTCCTGAGCCTATTATGGGTGATAATGTTTGGAAGAAGAATAAGCGTAATAAGACTATGGAGTTGTGGTATAAGCCGCATTATTCTAGTATGTTTTGTCCTTGGAAGGATCAGGAGATTGACTTGTGTGGTTGTTCCACACAAAAGCCTGAACTTATGGAGGTTATTGACATTGACGATGCGCAAAATTATGATACAATGAAAGAAAACGAGAAGGAGTAGTGATGATCCCTAAGGATCTTACCGATAAGTTTCACCCGTCGTTAGTTAAGAAGAATCAGAGTGGTCAGGATTATGTGGCTATTGATGATTATATTAATCGTTTGAATGAGGTGCTTGGTCATGCTTGGGCATGGCAGATTAATGATTGGAAGTTGTATCCTGATGCGGCTCCGCCTACTAAAAATGGTAAACCACAGTATCTTGCTGTTGTGCAGGGTTCGCTGACTATTTTTCTGCATGACATTGGTGTTATTAGTGTTGGTGCTGAGGATGATGATGATGCGTTCTTGACTACGCAGAAGGCTGTTGTTGTTCGTGATGGTATTGGGTCTAATGTTAATTTTGATCCTGATACTGCTGTGAAGTCTGCTCAGGCTGAGGCTCTTAAAAAGGCTTGTCACCAGTATGGTATTGCATTGTACTTGTGGAAGGAAGCAGAGCGTGATTTTGTTGCTTTGCAGAAGTCTGCTGCTAATAATGATGTTGCTCTTAAACAGTTGGTTGTGGCTTATACTCAGCGTGTGCTAGAGTTGGAGCCGGGTGTTATGCCCGAGAAGGATCAGATGTGTGAGGTTCTTGGTATTGAGGATCTTACTGTTCCTGCTATTCGTGAGTCTTTGTCTAACAAAGGAGTGTTGTGATGCGTTCCACTGATCGTGATTATTTTATGAGTACGCTTGCTGTTCTTCAGAGTCAGCGTCTTATGATTCAGAGTATTTCTGATGATATGAGTATGCGTATTGAAGAGATGGAAGATATGATTGCTATGATGTATGATCAGCAGGAAGATCAGAATTTTGATCTTATGGTTGATAATGCGTGGCAGTCTGGTTATGATTATAAAATGTGGGAAGAGGATAAGGTTATCTACGATTCTAATCGTAAGAAGGAATGTATGTGTGATGCTTGTTGGGATGTTCCTTCTGACAAATATGAGCATCGGATGGACTAATGATTATTAATTATAAGCACCTTACTAAGTATGCTCATGCTCCTGTTAAGAAGCATAAGGCTGATGCTTGTTTTGATCTACGGGCTAGTGAATCCGTAACTATCCCTGCTCATGGTTATGGTACTGCTCGTACGGAGTTGGCTATTCGTATTCCTGCTGGGCATGTAGGTTTTATTATGAGTCGTAGTGGCTTGGCGTCTAAGCATGGTGTGTTTGTATTGAATGCTCCGGGTATTATTGATGCTGAGTATAGTGGTGAGATCAAGGTTGTGCTTGGTAATATGGATGATTTTAATTATTTGATTGAGCGTGGCGATAAGATTGCACAGTTCATGGTGCAGCCTCTTATGCAAACTAATTTGTTGCGTGGTGATAATATGGTATGGAGTGGGATAAGGGGCGACCGTGGGTTTGGATCTACTGGCTATTGATACTGAGACAACTGGTGTGGGTTGGCATGATGAAGCCTTCATGATTAGCGTAGCGACACAAGACTGGAGCCATGTTTATGATAAGCGTATTTGCGAACATGGCGAATGGCATAGTCATGTTCAACATGTATATGATATGCTTATCAATTGTGATAAGATCATTATGCATAATGCTAAGTTTGATATCCAGAAGTTGTGTCGGCTGGGTATTCCACTCAGCGTGTTTGTAGATAAGTTTGAGGATACACAAGCCCTTGCCCATCTCATTGATGAGCACCAGTCTACTAGCCTTAAGTATCTTGCTCGTACGATTCTTGGCGAAGAGACTGACGAGGATGAGGTGCTAAAGGCGTGGCGACGTAAAAACAAGATGAAGAAAGAGGACGGTTATGCGCCCATTCCACACGAAATTCTTGCGCCGTATGCGAAAAAAGATGCAGAATTCACGCTGCGGCTTTACGAAGTACTACGGAATAGATTGCCCGAAGACTTGCGCCCATTGTATGAAATTGAAAAAGCCCTCACAATTTCCCTCTTGGGCATCGAAGCGCGAGGACTACAAATAGATAAGTCGTATGTTAAGAAACAACGTCAGGAGTATGGTGATAAAATTTATAAAACGAAAGCGCGGATTGCAGAAATATCCGGGTCAGAATTCAACCCTCAGTCGCCAGCGCAAATCATTGCGGCGTTTGAAGAGCGAGGAATTAGAATTAGTAAAACCGACAAGGCTACGCTTGCCAGCGTGGATGACGAACTTGCATCGTTGATTGTAGAGTTGCGTGAGGCTAATAAAATTAAAACAACGTACTTTGATGGTCTTGATGCTGAGGCGCGTGACGGTATTCTACATCCAAATTTTCGTCAGCATGGTACTCGTACTGGTCGGATGAGTAGTGGAGCAGCAGAAGCATGATTAGTGTTATTACACCAACCTATGAGACTGATCCCGGTGTCCTTGCTAGGACATGGACTAGTCTAAAGAATCAAACTTATACTGATTGGGAATGGGTAGTGTGGGACGATTCTACTAGCGAGAATGTTTATCGTCAGATGTATGGTTATTGTAATGATGAGCGTTACACTATTAACTTGCATCGCTCTCATAAGAATATTGGTAACATTGGTATGGTTAAGTTGTCAGCCTTCATGCAGGGTAATGGTGATCTTCTTGTAGAATTAGATCATGATGATGAGTTAGTTCCTACTGCTCTTGAAGAGTTGTGGGAAGCGTACTTGTTGAATTGGGCAGAGTTTTTTTATTCTAATTGTTGTGAGATTAATTCTGCTGGCGAGTCTTGTAAGTATCCTGAAGGCTGGGCATTTGGTTATGGTAGTGAGTATTATGATGATGAGTATGGTGTTTGGGTTATGCGAGCACCAGAAATTAATGCTACTACGATGAGTCATATTGTTAGTATGCCTAATCATGTTCGTGCTTGGGATCGTAGTGTTTATCAAGAACTTGGTGGTCATAATCCGTCATACAAAGTCGCTGATGATTACGAGTTGATGGTTCGTACTATGCTTAAGTATAATTATTATCATATTGATAAGTTGTTGTATAAACAATATATTGGTAATACTACTGCTCAGCGAGTGCATAATGCTGAGATTCAACAGCGCGTAGCAGAAATCTCTAACAAGTATGCTGATGCTATTAAGGATAAGTTTGCATGAATGTACAGAATATTCCAAGGAGTCAGAAAGATGTTAAACGAGCGTTTGTTCCCAAGTTGGATGCGTTCTTATTCTTTGACTATAAAGCCATCGAAGTCCGTCTACTCGCTTACTACTTGTCACGAGGGATCAACGACAATTCGCTTGCAAACGAAATTAACAATGGAGCAGATCCGCACCTTGTTACCGCCCAAGGACTATACGCATCGGAACGCATCACAGACGACCAGCGGCAAGTTGGTAAAACACTAAACTTTAGTATCATCTATGGTGGTGGTACTCCTACAATCATGCGACAACTAGGCGTAGACTTTAAAGAAGCCAAACGATTGCTTAAGGCTTATCATGAGACTCGTCCGGGCATTGCAGAATTAAACAATCAAATAAGCGAAACTCTGAATAGCCGTGGGTATATTAGTAATTTGTATGGTCGTCGGCTACATGTCGAAGAGCACCATAAAGCACTCAACGCGCTCATTCAGGGTTCCGCTGCTGATCTTATGCGGGATGCCGTAGTTAAGGTCAGCACCTTTCTAGACAAGCATTGTGCTAGTCACATTGTCAATATCGTGCATGACGAAATTATTATTGATGCAGATAAAGCAGAGATTAGCCATCTTGTTACACATGTTCCCTACTTGATGGGGAATAAAATCGTAGAACAATTCGTTAGTATTGAAACAGACTGCGAATGGTCTACTACTAATTGGGCTGATAAGGAGGAATACAATGGCAATTGATGATCCCGTAAATAGTCCTAAGCATTATACTCAAGGCGATATGGAAGTTATTACAGCCATTGAGGGTTTGGCACTTGACTATCATCAGGGCAATGTGCTAAAGTATGTGAGTCGGTATCGTTATAAGAATGGTATTGAGGATCTTCGTAAGGCTAAGTGGTATATTGATAGGCTGATCTATATTGAAGAGCAGCGAGTAATCCAAAATCAAAGGAGTATGGTATGAGAACGTTAGTGTTGACTAGTCCAAATATGAAGGGCGCTGATGTTAGTGCGGCACAAGGTGCGCTAAAGCATCATGGTTATTATAATGATAAGATTGATGCATTGTATGGTCCTATTACTGCGGCTGCTACGAAGGCGGCTAAGTGGGATCTTGGTTATGCTGAGAAAAATATTAATAGTCAGTTTGATGATCAGTTGTTTTTGTTTCTTGCTGGTAAGGCTAAGCCTAGTCTGATTATGCGACAGCGAGCCAAGTCTCGTAACAAGAATCGGTACGTTGGTGCTGACGCTCTTGATATTGCTAGTCGTTTCATTGGCGTTAGTGAGCAGCCGCCCGGATCTAACATCTGCCTATTTAGTAATTGGTATGGTATGCGTGGCCCGTGGTGCGCTATGTTCGTCACGTATTGTTTTAGTCAGGCCAAGAGCAAGTCGTTTGTTAAGGGTAGCAAGTATGCTTACTGTCCCTACATGCTGGCTGATGCTAAGGCAATGCGTAATGGTCTTAAGATTGTCAAGGCTAGCGAGGCTCAGGTCGGTGATGTTGTCCTGTTCGATTGGAAGAAGGATGGTGTGCCGGATCATGTTGGTATTGTGAATGCTCCTCCGGGCAAGAAAAAGACGTTCACTAGCGTTGAGGGCAATACGAGTGGTACTAATCCGTCGGATGGTGGCATGGTTGCCCTTATGGAACGTCGCGTTACTGACGTTGCTGCTTTTATTCGTGTGCTTAACTAAAGGAGAATAATGATTACAGAGGCTCATAAGAATTGGTTTGAGATTGAGAAGGGTATTACAGGTGAGACTCTTACTGCTTTCGGTATTCGTAGTGAGGACGCAGACTGGGTTGTGTTCCCCTACGAATCCGGAGACAAGAAGCGGTATATTGGTCCCGGTAAGCGCAAGTTTGTTTCAAAGGCTGGTTTGAAACTAGGCTTGTATCACGGACCGTTGGATGATTCCAAGGCGTATACGTTTCTTGTTGAGGGTGAGACTGACACGATGCGACTCTGGCAAGAGGGCATTAAGAATGTGTATGGTACTCCCGGCTTGTTTGGGGTGGACAAGGCGGAGACTGACATTCTAGACCAGTACGATACGGTGTATGTCGTATTGGATAATGATGCGGATTATAATACTGCGGCTAAAGGTGAGAAGTCGTGGCAAAAGATTCGTAGTCTGCTTGGTAGCAAGGCGCGTCGTGTCAGCCTCCCCGATAATGTCAAGGATATTGTAGAATTCTTCGAAGAGTATAGTATTGATACGTTCCGTGATGTTGTCAAGGATGCTAGTAGTGGTAATTATCATTATCAGAATCTTGATCTTAGTGTTCCCCCGCCACCATATGATTGGCTTGTAGAGGGTCTTATCTGTCGTGGTGACACTACGCTACTGGTTGGCGAACCTAACGTTGGTAAGTCTTGGATCAGCCTTAGTCTTGCTGTAAATATGGCTAATGGTGCTGATTCGTGGCTTGGTATGCCTATGCATGCTAGTGGTAAGGTCTTGTATATTGATGAGGAGAATCCACACGACGTTGTGTATAATCGTCTTCACAAGTTAGGTATGCACGACTTTGAGAATCTGCGCTACTTGCATCGTCAGGGCGTACGACTTGATCGTAACTTTGACAAGATCCTTGACGAGGCTATCACCTATCAGCCTAACATGATTGTACTAGACTCTCTTACACGTTTCCATACTCGTGACGAGAATAATGCTGGTGAGATGGCTGGCTTGTTCAACGATAGCATTAACGTGTTGTGTCGCGAGACTGGCGCAGCCGTCATTATCCTACATCATACTAATAAGAGCGAGTCTACTAGTAGTTATGTTCGTACTCGTGGCTCGTCAGATATTGGCGCAGCAGTTGATTGTGGCATCGAAGCCCGTAAAACTGGTGCTAACACCTTCAACCTTGTTCATTACAAGAGTCGTCGTACACAAGCCGGTGGCTTGACAAAAGTACAGATCCTTGATACAATGGACGGTAAGGTTGAACTTGTGACCACAAACGAAGCATTCTAAGGAGGTGAGTTTATGAGTGAAGATGTTATTGAGTATCCGTCTGCTATGCACGAGTTGATTTCGACTAATGATGAGAATTCGTTGGGTCGTGTTATTGCTGGTGTGCTAGAGTTTCTGACTGCTCGTGCTATCCTTGATGGTCCGTATTATATTACTACGGATGATCAGAAGGCTATCACGGTGTTCGCTGCTGATGATGAGGCTGAAAGCCTGCGAGAGTCGCTTCCAGAGCATTATAAGTCTTGGGAAGATCCTCTTAATGAGGAAGATTTTTTGACAAACGCTGATCCGGGGGATGAGCAAGATGAGTCTACCTCCGAATCGGAGTAAACAATGGAAAGATTGGGAGCGAGAAGTTGCTCGTGATCTTGGTGGAACACGGACGGGACCTCGAGGATTTGATGTTCCTGATGTGATTGATCTACCCGGAGAGTTCGCTCCGGAGTGTAAGTACCAGAAGCGCCTATCATTGAAAGATGCTGATCTTAAACAAGCCGATCACAATGCTAGAGGCAAGGAGTGGAGTCTCTTTCTACGAGAAGCGCGTACTGGTCGAAGGTTCGTAGTTGTACCATATAAGACATTCCTCAAAATGTGGGATGCGTATACTAAGGAGAATATTTAATGAGTGAGTATGTTACTATTGCTGGTATTGTTCAGTTTGATCCTCGTCAGCGTACTGCTGGTGATAAACAGGTTCGTGACGTTGTAATTCGTGCTATTGGTTCTAACAAGAACTTTAGTGTTACTCTCTGGCCTGAGAAGGCTAACATCCCGATCAGCAAGGGTGACTTCCTTGTGTGTGACGGCAAGCACTCGCAGAGTGTTGGTCAGAACAAGGATGGTGAGCAGGTGACGTATAATAATCTGTCGGCTACGACGGTTATTCGTATCGCTGGTGAGGGTGCCGCTCCGGCTGCTCCTGTCGCTGCGGCTCCTGCTGCCACGGGCGACGACTTCCCCTTCTAATATGATTGACCCCGATAATACACGAGTCGGGGAATACGAGAAGGTTGTTGCTGCCGCTGCTTATAGGTTCCGTAAGGCAGCAGAATATGATGATTTGTATCAGGAGGGCATGATCGCTGTGTGGTTGTGTCCTCCTGATGCGGATCCACGGTATGTTAGTCAGGCTGTGTATAATAGATTAAAGAATTGGGTTCGGTTTGTAAAGCGCTTGCGTCACCAACATGCGGTTGATTATGAGGAGATCGTTGATGGTGTAGAAAAAGATAAGAATGATGAGGAGGTTGATGGTGATGGGATATACTACTGATATTGTAGAGAATCTTTTGCGTAGTTATTATACTCTTCAGCAGCATCCTGATTCTACTTTTTCTTATTACAAGTTGGATATTGATAATAGTTTGAAGGCTCTTAAGCGGCAGAGTGAAGTCTTGTATTTCACCGTGGTAAATGTGTTTGTGAATGGTGTGCCTATTCAAGACCAAGCATATAATGATGGTGTGACAACTCGTCAGGTTAATCGTAGGTTGCATGATGGGTTGCATGCTTTGACACTAATTATGAATGGAGGCGGTCTATGAGGCTGGTTGATACGAAGGATAAGGGTAGGTTTGAGTTCGGGTTGGATAAGCCTTTGCATTTGAAGGGTGATTGGGCGGTTACTGCTGATTGGCATGTGCCGTTGTATGATGCTCGTCTTGTGAATGAGTTTCTTCAGGAGGCTGTTGATTATAATAATCTTCTTATTGCTGGTGATTTTCTGAATGGTGACTCGTTGAGTCAGTATTATCCTAAACAGAAGAGTGCTGGTATTGAGAAGGAGTTGAGTGAGGCTCGGGATCTTATGGAGATTCTGTGTGCTAATTTTAAGAATGTGGTGTTCTTGAAGGGTAATCACGATTATCGGTATACGAAGAGTGCTGAGTATCGTGAGTCGTTTGTTGATAGTATGAAGCAAGTGTTTGATGGTATTGATAAGTCTGGTTCTAAGTTGGTGTTTTCTAATCTTGATCATTGTTATTTAACGAGTAATAAGCAGAAGTATTTTATTGCTCATCCGACGACGTATTCTAAGAATCCTCTTAATAATCCGCTTGCGATTAGTGAGATTAAGAAATGTCATACGCTGACTGCTCATACGCATCATTGTGCTATGGGCTGGGATGCTAGTGGCGAGTTTATTGTTGGAGAGTTGGGTGGTTTCTTTAATATTCAACAGACGGAGTATTTGCAGGGTACGACTGCGTATCCTAATTGGTGTAATGGGTATTGGTTTATCACGAATGGTAAGCCTGATATGGTGTCGTACGGTGCTCGTGGTTTGCGCGTGACGAGTACGGCTAGGTAACTGATGGGGCTGTGGCGGAATTGGTAGACGCGCCGGACTTAAAATCCGTTACCTTTGGGTGTGAGGGTTCGATTCCCTCCAGCCCTACTAGTTATAATTTGAAAGAGTTTATGGAAAGGTTAGATATGATGAGTTTGCCAACTGATTATCAAACATTCATTGCTACGAGTCGTTATGCTCGTTGGCTTGATGATGAGAATCGTAGAGAGTATTGGCCTGAAACGGTTAATCGTTATGTAGAGTTTATGGAGCAGCATCTTAAGGTTAATTATAATTATAAGATGCCTGCTGAGTTGAAGGCAGAGTTGCTGGATGCTATTATTGGTCTTGAGGTTATGCCTAGTATGCGAGCACTTATGACTGCTGGTCCTGCGTTGCAGCGTGAGAATGTTGCTGGGTATAATTGTTCGTATACGCCTATTAATCATCCTCGTTGTTTTGATGAGATTCTGTATATCCTGATGAATGGTGTGGGTGTTGGTTTTTCTGTTGAGCGTGATGAGATTAATCAGTTGCCTGTGGTGAATGAGCACTTTGAGGATAGTACTACTATTATTACTGTGGCTGATTCTAAGGCTGGTTGGGCTAGGGCGCTTCGTGAGTTGATCGCTATGTTGTATGCTGGTCAAAAGCCTAGCATTGATTACTTTCTGGTTCGTCCCGCTGGCAGTAGGCTCAAGACGTTTGGTGGTAGGGCTAGTGGTCCTGCGCCCCTAGAGGACTTGTTTATCTTTACGACTAAGTTGTTTGAGCAGGCTGCTGGTCGTCGTCTTACTAGTTTGGAGTGTCATGATCTTGTATGTAAGATTGCTGAAGTGGTCGTGGTTGGTGGAGTTAGGCGCTCAGCCCTCATTAGT